TGTCGGAATGTTGCCCATCTAACTCTCCATTCATGATATAATATTGTTGGGTATTTAATCATGAAGGCGTTCGCATGGACGTCTTTTTTTGTGGAGAAAAGTCCTCTCTTTCCTTTGTTTTTTGACACAGGCGCACGATGTCGTGTTAAAGCATTAGCGACGCCTTGGATAATCACGGATGACCGATAACCCGCTTTAGATTTGTTTTGGTGTAAGGAGGTTCTCGTTTCTATTTTTTTAATTTCGGTCCACCCCCACAGAGCCATCGCAGGCTCTTGAGCGCTTGCGTGGGGTTATAATTTTGTCAGCGATACCCATTTAAACTGTGGAAACTGTTCTGCTTGTTTGCGGGTGCATTTAGTAGCCTGATGTGGATTATCAACATAAGATATATACCTGCAAGTTTTATATAAATAATACTTATGCCATTTTTCGCTATATAACACTCCTAACTCTTCAGTCATTCAGTCACCTCTTTCGCAAATTGCCAAGCCCAATCAAAATCTTTTCGGATTTCTCGTTCCGCTAAGCGCATGTCATCTGTAAAATTATTAGATGAGTAAGTTGCAACAATTCCTACTTTTCCTTTAACCCATTTTTCAAGTCTCAAAGCTATTTGTTTATCATTCGGATTCGGAATTTCAACAGTGTAAAGCTTCTCTTTTTCAATGGTGATATTTGGATAAGCTAGCCATGCTTGGGTAAATAGGTCAATGTTTGTGCTATCATTAGTGTCATAAAGCCATTTCGCCACTTCGCCAAAAGCATCAGCATCATAGGCAAGTGATAGTGTTAAATCTTCTTCTTTGCACTCTTCTATCCAATCCGCCACACACTGCGGTACTTCTGGTTTTGGTTGGTTTAACTGGTCTATAATGTCGCGAACCTCGGCTTTTATAACACTGCTAGTCTTTCCATAAAAATTTGAATTATCTACTAATTCTTTCGCTTCTTCTATATTCATTTTTGCATCTCCTCTAATACTTTTAAAAAACACTGCTCAGCAATGACTTGATCACTGCCTTGCCATAAGTCGCCTGTCACTTTTGTGATAATGTCACCGATGTTTTTTTGCGCACGATCCAGACGTTTAGCGATACGATTGCGATCAATTTGTTTTTTTGCTTTGAGTAAGTCCTAGATTAATCCATTTCTCTCAGCCACCCACGACCGCATGTCTTGGCACATATCGTATCTGTCACCGTAGTGTCTGATGTGACATATAGTATCGATTACTTTTTCGTTAGTGTTCATTTTGTACCTCGCTTAAAATTCAATGCACTCATCCAAAACGGATTATCTTCTGCAAGCTCTATTAACAGATCTACATCTACAATTTCTCTTTCAACAAGTTCATCAAGTATTTCCTCTTTTGCTAATGCTCTGTTTGCATAGTCGATTGGTAAAGCCATCATTCCAGTTTTATTTTCAGCCATTATCCTACTCTCGTTTCCGTTAACTCAATCCTCTAAATTTTCTTCTCGACAAATTCGCACTGCAAACTTATATTTTTTGTCTGGCGATGGTAGTAACACCTGTGCTCCAAATTTTTCTTGTCTGACGTCCACAACAAGCATCTAAAATTTTTATATCTGACATCCTCATCCCCCATTCAACTTATTGATTTCTTTTTCGACGTTTGCTTTTGTCTGCTCGAGTTCTTCTAGTCGTTTAGCTTCTTTGGCTTTTTTTATGATTTGCAAAGAGTTTATTTCGGATATTAACTCTTTATTTGATTTAATATCTCTACGCATATTTCTGAAACTGTCAGACCAGTTATAGCTATCAAAACCGAGTTCTTCTCTCAATTCTTTACGCATTCTACGAAAATCATTTTTCATCGAATTAACAATTATTGCTTGATAGTAAAGTATGAAAAATCCCATTATAAAAATTACTACTGATAATACTATTATTCCAATCATTAAATAATCCATCCTTATCCTCCATTCCTAGTCATTTCCGCTATCCGCTTAGTCTGTCTAGTTCTATCCTCGCTAGCACGTTTAAGCTGCTTTTGTGTCCTACTTAGCTGTGTACGTAGTCCGTATATTTGCGGCTCGTAATATTGTCGTGCATCACGATAGCTAAAATACGACACGGTCACCATCATCCCAAATATTGCAATCGTAAGAAATAATAGTGCTTTCCAGTCGTTTTTTAGGACATTAATTATTTTATTCAAGTCATCACGTAAATTTTGCAACGCTTCATCTGTCGTCATCCTTCCACCTCTGCCAAAATATAAGTCAAATCTCTTCCGTAAGGAGAAAGTTGTACGACTTGATAACCAACAACTGTCACTTTTGCGTACTTGTTTTTGTCGATAAAATCGTTCAGGTGGTCTACTGCACTTTTCCATTCGTCCTTAAATTCAATATATTTTCTCATTCTTCCACGCTTTCTATTAAGTCTTGGTTTTCGTGTATGTTACCGATAACTTCGCAGTCCTCGTTTCTTAACCACAAATCTGATCCGCGTCGTCTATTGTCAATGCGCCAAGAACCACCTCTGAATTGATTCACTTTAAAAAATTCTAAATCACTAGTAATTGTATATTGTAATTTCACGACGTCTCCCTCAAAAATCTCCACGCCGTTTTTATCAAACAGTCCTGTTGATTGCCTGAGAATATAATCATCAAGGTTATCCTCGACAAAATGAAACGTCTCTAAGCGACCAGAGCGAAACTCATCATCTGCTAAGCTGCATCTGTATATTTTGCGTTCACTTGATTTAAAGCCATCAACACCATACATTTTTTGGATCTTTTGGTTAAACGCTCTAAATTTCGGTATCATTCCACTTCCTCCAACTTTTCGATTAACCAATCAAGGTTCTGCCTTGCTTTTTTGAGGTCTTCAATGCCATTTTTAGCATGATATCGTAGTAAATACTTAACAGCATTGCCCCAGTAAAAACCTTCCTCGTGCTCTGGACAAGCTGAAAAGTTTTTAACCACATCGATTGCTTCCATGCCATGCCTGCCTTGATAGTGTGATGGTTTTTTAATGTTATCTGTCGTATCCTGACAAGCAGCTTCAAGCTCCTCAATTTTTTTAAACGTATCTTCCGTCAGCATCTCTCCACCTCTCTCAAAAAATTTATAATCAATTTACACACGCTCTCATTTGGCAATATTCTGCGTTCTAAGAGCGCTTTTAATTGCCAAGTATAAATACCTATCTTGTCTGCTAAAACCTCATCAGACATCTTTATTTTGCATCTGTGAGCTATTAACAGCTCTGATATATCGTAAGGCAACAGATTATCGTAAGATCTAGGTGTATATTTAATATCGTTATGCCACTGTCTGTGTCTTTTCATAGACCCATTCTCCGAGCTCTTTCTAGTGCGTCCATGCGTTTGATTTTTTTAACGAGCTTAACGTCACCGTAGTTTTTAAACATCCACTTTTCGTAAATCTTGTCATCCTCGTCTGTCTTTTTTTGTTTAAGACGGTAAGACTGCTTGATTAACGCCACCATTTTCTCTGTCGTGTAGATTCGTTGGAACCACTCCAATACATCAGGTGGCGGCAATCTGTTTAGTTTTTTATAGTATTTGACAGATCTATAGACTCTGTCAGCTTCTTCTTCATCTGCGATGGTAATGTTATCGTCTAAAAACGCTTTGATTGACGGCTCCATTTGTTTGTAAAAATCATCTACTAGTGTCATTGACTATTTTTAAGGCATCTTCCACAGATCTAGCTACTCCTACCAGAGCTCCCCTAGATGCCATTACCTCCATAAAATTTTTCTGTTCAGGCCTTACTCGACCTGTTTCGTTTTTTACTTCAATGAAGAATATTTGCCCGTCTGGCTTAAATCCAAACAAGTCACAAAAACCTTTAGGTAGTCCCGTATCAAATAATCTACCGTCTACTGTTTTGACTTTACCAACGTTAGCTCTAAAAACCATATGGCCCGCTTTTGATAGAGCAACACGGATTTGGTTTTGGATTAGTGATTCTGTTGTCATATAATTATTTCGGACACCGGTTACTCACTTGGTTACCGGTTGCGGTGTCCTTCTCCTCCTTACTCTCCCAAGCTATTTGGTGATTTGGTTACCGAGTTACCGCATTTTTCAACTCTCTTTATATATATATTTATTATTATTTTTTATTAAAATAGAGAAATAGAAGTAACTCGGTAACCAAAGGCCTTTATCCTTACTCTCCCAACGGTTTTAACGGTTACCGGTTGCGGTAACCTCCGGTGTCCTAGTAACTTTTTTGAACAATTACTGCTGTTTTTTTACCATCTTTACTATCATCCCATTGAAAATTGTAGTCAATCCAATAATAAGGTTTATCGTTGATAGGCTTAAAGTAGTTTAATGGCTTACTTTTGGTTTTTTCCCAACCGTCTGGCAAATTGATTGCTAGTTCTTTTTCAAAATTTGATTTTTTGGGCTTTGTTACACCGTTTTCTGTGCACCAAGATTGGTAAACATCCCACAAAAAACGTACAGGCAATCTTGTCGATTCAACATCTTCTAAATACTCATTTAAAAATTTGAGAATCGTGTTATTTTCTTCCTTAAACTCCCTCATACGATCCTGTGTAACCTTAGGCTCATAAAATTTATCAAAATCTAAATTGATAGATTTCCATAGAACGTATTCAAGAACCTCTTTTCTATTGATGTAATCGTCTTTAATGGCCCAATTATCTTCTGCGGAAGAGAATGTTTTTTTAAACGGAATAATGATAATACGACGATAAGTACCGTTTGATTTGTTTTTAAATACAGGCATTCCGTTTGTTGATTGTATGACGGTTTTTTTGAATATCGCCATGTAAGGATTCTCGCCTTTTTTTTCGATACTGACAGGCTCTCCAGTCACGACTGAATTAAAGTTGCTACTTTCGTCTACATAGATACCAGCTTGAACATCGTCTCCGATAATCACCGTTTTCCCCTCAATAATCGCAAGACCGAAGCGCTCTGAAAATTGATTTAATTTCAGAGGAGCGACATTTTTAAAACCAACCAGATTACTGATCATCTGCTGAAACGTCCCTTTACCGTCATTACCATCTCCCACGAACCAAATGGACTTACGATAAGAATAATTACCATTTAACGATGCTGCCACGACTTGCCATAATAACTGGACGAGGTCTTTATCTCCGCTCATTAAATCTAGTAACCACGACTCAACGTCCCAACCATCAATGGTTGGGAGAGGAGCGTTCGGAATAAGTTCTGTTTCAATAGTGCTAAAATTGATAAATCGGTGATCAAAAGGTAAAAGTGCCTTATTTTTTTGTCATAAATGCCATTTTTAACTAACACATACCGTCTTACGTCTTGGTATTCTGGTTCGAAGTCCATTGCCCCATATTTCCTGTCCATACTTGCTAACATAAACAAAACGTTGCGACATTTCGTCTCATTAAACGTAGGTTGTAAAATATGGATTAATTTATAAGCAAATTTATAGTTCTTGATGTAATATCCTTGGTCTGGATCATAGATAGCCACTTTCCCGTTTTCTAAGGTAATAACATGCAGGAATTTATTAATTCCGATGGCGACCGCTAGTTCTGATAGATTTTTAACATCTTTACCAGCTTCTTCTAACCACTCTCTTCGGTATGCTACCAGCTTGGATTTAATAGCAGACCATGTTTTAGGTTTACCTGGTTCAATGCCAGGTTCCTCATTTAATTTTTCTCTGTAAAATTCAAAATCCACTTCTCCTCCTCAACTCCTTATCACACATGCTTTTAAACGTTCTTTCAAACTCCTTATCACTTAAAGGGTCCGCAGTTTTATGGTTAGCCATTTTAGCTAATGTGTAAGCTATTTCAACATCTACATTTCTAAGCAATAGACCTCCTACAAATTCAGCTAAAGCATTATTACGGCCGCCTGTATCACCAAAACCAAGGACAATCGTCTCAAATAATTTAGCTGTTTTATTGCTACCTTGGTAATCTCCAGATGTAAAACTACTGGCATCATATTCATAGGCAGGTTTTAATTCTCGCAATACATTTATCAACTCAAGAGGCGCTTCGGTCATTTCGCCAGAGGTTGGCGAATGCACCATATCCCACTCATACATGCCTTTGGCATTATTTGATGGTGGTACCAGCACATAATTGTTAACATGAGCCTTCAAATCAACGCCATCAATAAAACCGATATTTTGCGCCATGGAAACACCTTTTGGTTTTTTTAGGTAGATATGCCGTCCTCCACTAGGCGTGGTTGCTTGCAAGGTTTTTGGTATCAACCTTGCATGCTCCCATTCCCTTAGATTTTTCAGACCATCGACATCGTTATGGACATCAATATCTATGACAAAAAATGTATCTGTTTTTAAGGCGATATTTGCATCAGGATTATCTTTCCATATAAGACGTAGCTCATGCTCTGTAAAAGCTGGTTTATCCGCAAAAGCGACTAATGGTTTTTTGCCATCTTTTGAAATTGGTATGACTGAAAATCCCTTTTGTTGATAATAGATTGCGTAATCTATCATCCCCCTCATAATTAGAACGGTAGATCGTCTTCTTTAAATTCTTCTACAGGGTTAACCATCGTAGGAATGTCGGATTTCTCAATACGTTTCACGTTTAAATTATTGTAAGTATTACCGTTATACTCTGATGTTTCGTTTTTAACGGTAATTTTAAGGCATTTATTGAGCAATTGATTTAAGTAGTCATCCAAAGACTTAAACTTAGTTCCGTCTGGAATTCCAGCTTGTTTTGCAAGGTTCATGATTGCCCCGATTGGATATTTACCATCTTCTTTTTTGGCAAAGATACGATGAAAAATAATGTTATTTTGAAATTCTTGCTGGAAGTCTTTGCGAATTCTGAAATGGATGTTAATAAAGTCTGCGCCGTTTTTAGTTGCATCTTGGACGGCTTTTTCAACAAAAGTTTCGTAAGTTCCATCAGTAATTGAAGCGAATTCTTTAGCTTGTGAGTAGTCGATTTCAAACATATTGTGTTTCTCCTTTTAATATAAAATTCCTAATTTTTTAGCAATGTGATACTGCCATCCTGGCTTGTATCCATGTTGTTTTCGATATTCGGTTAGTTCATCCATCGTCCGACAAAGATCTGGTGATTGATAGGTACTAACTCTATTTTTTAGTTTTAGTTGTTTTTGTTCAGATATTTCTTGTAATTCAGCTTCTTTGATTTCTTCAATTTCACGTTTTGTTAACTCGTTTTCATGCCCACATTCCGGACAGATACGAGTATCGGACCAATACGTGGCATAACAGTCATCACATACCCTTGTGGTAGGTTCACCAATCTTAGTGGATTGCTTTTGTTTAGTCTTTCCATCTAAACGCCATTCCCTATCCATGTTAGGTAAGCCAAAACGCTCTACATTGCCAACGTGATCAATAATAATAGCTATCTTTCCATCTCTTGGATTCAACGGCCTCATAGCAAATTGCAAGTATAGCGATAGCGATTGAGTTGGTCTCAACATAATGCAAACATCAACATTAGGCAGGTCTATCCCTTCCGTAAACAATTCGCAGTTAACGAGTATTCTCAACTTTCCGTCTCTGAATGCTTGCATAGCTTCTTCTCGTTCGCTTTTAGGCGTTTTACCGCTGACTGATTGCGATTGATACCCTGCTTGATTAAACATGTCAGAGACTAAATGAGAGGCTTCTACGCTGTGCGTATAAACGATAGCTTGCTTTCCTTTTGCTAGCTTTTCATAGTGTTTAATAACGTCACCATAGATAACCGATTTCATGGATTGATTAACAGAATCCTTAGTAAACTCTCCACCTCTTTTTTTGAGGGCAGAATTATCAATCATGGACGGAGCATAGTATTTAAAGTTAGCTATATTACCGTGTTCTTGCAGCCATTTGACAGATTTCCCAGCTACCAAATCATCCGCAATGTCATCAAATCCATCTCCATTTAACCTGACTGGTGTCCCAGTAAACATCAATACATAAGCGTTTTTGAAATGGTCGATGATTTTTAAGTAAGACTTGGCTTTACTGTGGTGAGCCTCGTCAATCAAGATCACCTCTGGTTGAGAGAGACTGTCTAGTTTTCTGACTAACGACTGCACACCACCGATAGTTAACAGATTTGAGTTAACTCCATTTGCTGCAAATGTTCTCTCTACCTGTTCATTGATTTCTTTTCTGTGGCTAAAAAACAATACTCTGTTTCCTTTATCCGTAGCGCTTCTTGCGATATGGGCCATAACGACTGTCTTTCCACTTCTAGGGAGGCGACTGGACGATTATTCGTTTATTTCCAGTCGCTAATGACCTCCTGATGGCTGTTAGTAATTCTTCTTGATAATCACGTAGTTTCAAATAATTCCTCCACTTTACACCCTTTGCGATCATCTAAACGATTTTTAGCATAAACACTAGCTGATGGCTGTAAAATAAAACCTCTCACTTCTTCCCCATCGTCTGTAGTTTTTTTGACCAATCTAGCCACAACATCTGTAAGTCCAAGGAAGTTGTTTAATATTTTTGTCCTGATATCTGGCATTGCTCTGTTATAAATCATTCCGTTTTCGTCAGTCCATTGATCAGAGGTTTCCCAAGCTAAAAATACAATGCGTTTATTTAATTGCAGTAGCGCTCGCAGACTATCTAAAATAGTAAAGTCAACTCGTTGATAATCAGCTTGACTTGGCACACGATGATTTTTACCCTCGCGCCCAAGATTCGCTAGGCAAGCCCTAAATAACTCGGAGACATTATCTATAACGATGTTGTCATAATCATTCGCTGCTCCATTTAGTAACTCTTTTACTGTGTCTAACCACTCTCCCCAAATTTTATGCGTATCTATATCCGCAATATCAATATTTTCGTTCCCTCTAAGGACTTTTGCCGACTTATCAATATTGATTACAATAGTTTTTCCGGGCAAATATTTTGCAGTTGATGTTTTTCCAAACCCTGGATTACCATAGATTAAATAACAACTATCATTATTTTTTATTTCTGTTGCTTTAGTGATTTTCATCTATTTTACCTGTAAACTTTCAGTTTCAATTAACTCAACTCCAGCAATTTCTTGACCAGTTTTAAGTAATTTAGCTAATTCTTTTTTATCTGGCTTCCGCTCAATTTTTTCGGTCATATATTCGAGAGGAATCTTTGTTTCGTCCAGCACCTCAACTTTTTTGTTTTTTCGTAGCGACACTTTAAACATTCCAGCATCTACTTTTTTCTTATTAGACAAAGCCATTGCTAAATGTATCGTCTCTTTGTATTTATCAATTTTAGCTTGCGCTTGTTTTTGCTTTTCGTAAAAAGCTTCTTTTTCAGCTTTATACATTTCTTCGTCAGCTTGAGCATTTTTTAACATTTTGACAAAATATTCAATGTTGTTTTCTAAATCCGCCTGAAAATCAATACTGTCCAGCGTGTCCTGAAATGTTTCTTCGTCTAAATCCATTGACTGTAATTGTGCGTAAATGCCTTCTAATTCGTATAAATAAGCCATGTTATTTCCTCTTTCTACGTTTTAACTGCCACTTTTCGGCTTTCGGTCTATCGTTTTCTCTTGTCAGAGCTATGACTTTATTTTGTAGCTTGTCGATCTCTTGCCCTAGCAGAGCTTGGACCCTCAAAATAACGATTCTCCCAATCTTCGCTAAATCCGCTTATATAGAGCCTCGACTGCAGTATGTATATCTGTCTGACCTGCGCCAAGATATGTTATCTCCCTTCTTCAAAAATAGCTTTCACATTTCTTATCTTTTAACGTCTCAATAATTCCATCTAAAACATCTGATCGGTTTTTAAGCTCATTGTACTCTTTGACAGATATTGTGATAAAATCTTTGTTATCTTTTGTAGTATCGCTATATCCGAGCAGGTAAGCGACCGATACATCAAAATGATCTGCTAGTAATTGCGCTTGATCAAGCGCAATTATGTGTTCATTTTCCCAGCGTTGGATCGTTCTATAATGCACGTATATTTCTTCTGCAAGATCTTGCTGAGTCAAGCCTTTTTCTTTGCGCAACTCTTTTATTCTGTTCATGTTATGCGTCTCCTACTAAATTTGTTTAGCAGGTAAACCGTGCTTTTGGTTATATCTACGTGCATTAGCTTCCCAGCCGTTGTTTTCAATCGTCCATTTTGATTTTTCTTCTTGTTTTTTTGGTTTTGCAAAAATAAAGTTAAATAATTTCATGTTATTTCTCCTCGACCTCGTCCAAAAGTCTTATTTGTTATTTAGCCAATCTATGATTTCAGCTTTTTTCCAACGGACAGCTGGCAATTCCTTTGGAAAATTTTTGTCGTGTCTGTAGTATTTGTCAAAAGTGCCGGGGCTCATGTTAAGCCTCTCTGCTACTTTTTCTCTGGTCCATAATTCTGCATTGAGTTCGTCTAACTTCATTTGGACTAATTTGTTAACTGTTTTTTCAATAAATTCTTTTATCCAGTCGGACAAACTCATTAAGATATTGTCCATAGTGATCTCCTTGTGATATAATTAAGTAAATTAATTTAGTTAGCGACTGTTCCAGCAGTCGTTTTTTTGTTTTTAAAACAAACAGTCGTTCTCTTTAGCGAACGTTGTATGTAAAAAAAATTCCAATATCATCTTTTGAAATGCCTAAAACTTCAGCAACTTTTGCTAATTCATCAGCATCAAAAGATACAAAACCATTCTCCCGTTTTGCATATCTAGCTCGATCAGACCATCCTAATTGCTTAGCCATATAGTCTTGCGTGTAGCCTCTGGCAATGCGTTCTGCTTTAACGCGTAAATAATCTACTGCCATACTTGCTCCTCTCTTAATTTGTTTTTTTATTTCGTTCTTTTTAAAGAACAAGATAAGTATATCAACAACGTTCTTTATTGTCAACACTTTTAATCAAAAAAATAAAAAAAGTTTTTTCAAAAGAACGCTTGTGCTTTTAAGAGAACGGTGGTATAATTTAGACAGTTAATAGAAGAAAGGCAAAATAAATGCGTACAAACGACGAAATAATTGACTTGATGGATAATATCAGAAAAGAGAAGCGTATCTCGATAAGTGAACTTTCCAGAAAGGTCGGCATGTCAAAATCAGGTGTATCATTATACTTTAATAAAGCAAGAAAGTTCCCGCTAGATAGAGCCAACTTATTCGCTAAGGCTTTAGGAACGACACCAGAACATATCATTGGAGTGACACCTAAAAACTCTCCGACACAAACCATCGATCTGTCGAACCTACGCGAGCGCGTTGTTATGTTTGATGGCAAACCACTATCTGATGACGATGTCAAAAAAATCGAAGCTATTATTAAATTGTCGCTAGGGGTCGGAAATGGTGAAGATAGATGAGATACTTAATCAGTACAACATAAAACTATTTGAGTTCCCAGACACAATGTGGGATAGGTCAGGATTTTATTATCCTGATCATCGAATAATCTATGTTAATAAAAACCTGTCTGAAAAAGACAGGAAAAAAGTAATCTTGCATGAATTGGGACACATAGAACATGACCCAAAACAGTACCAAAGATTACTGCTTAAATATGAAAATCAAGCTGACAGATTTATGGTCAGAGAATTAATAAAAGATTATCTCTCTGACCATGATATTTATAGCTTCGACTGGTTAAAATTTGCAAATCATTATAAAATATCAACTTCTTGGGGACAAGAAATGATCCAAGACGAATTTAGGAAGTTAATTTAGGGAGATTATTATGACGATATTCGGCGGAGAAAAATTATCCAGAGAAGAAAAACAAAAAATACAAAAATATTTATCTCAACGTGGAATTGACAACTTGAACGAAAAATCCAACGTGCAAGTAAGACGTGTGATTAATGATTTGGCTGGTAACGGATTTTTTTAAGCAGGCATGGCTTTGAGTTTTGCAAAAGCTGAGGAACAGGTAAAAGTTACGTACTTATCAGCATTAGTGGAACAAAATTGGATACTGATTAGTCAAAACCAAGAAATTTTGGATGAACTCAGAAAAATCAATAATAACTAAAAATTCCACGCTTGATTTAGGGGGTTGATATGAAAATAGGATTGAGAACACCTAGTCTAAAAAAAAATCCATTAAAGCTAGGACAACAGGTAAAATTAAGAGATCACTTAAAAAGTCTATTAATCCAATGTATGATAAAAAAGGCGTTGGTTTGATAACAGACCCTGAAAAAGCTATTTATAACAAAGTCTATAAAAAAACAACTTTTGGTGGATTATCTGGTATTGATTTAAATTCCAGCAAAAATCATTCTTTTTTGGACTTATTTAAATCTCCAAAAAAAGAGAAAAAATCAGAAGTAAAGCGAAAAGAAATAGAGTTAACTAATTTAGTCAACGAATGCGAACATAAATTGTTTTTGTACAATCAAAACATGACTATTGTTAATGACACAACTAACCCAGACACATTTTTTAACAACTTGGATACAGCTAAATATAGCCTTGAACGTGCGGTAGAAATAAGTAAGTATGACTTTATAAACGCGAGTGGAGATGACTTAGAGAAAGGCTTAGAGAGGCTCACAAACGAAAAGCTAAATATCGAAGAAGAATTTGTTAAAAGATATTATTTTGACAATATCAAAAAAGCAAATGTGCTAAAAACAGAAAAAGGAAAACAAAATAACCTATCAAAAGGAAAAGAAAGATTACTTGAATATAGAGATAAATTTGAAGATGACACTATAAAATTAATAGATATTTTATACAATAACTAAAAAAAGCCCCACGCTTTCAAACTTGGCGGTCTGAGCGTGAGGGCTATCCAAAAACATAAAACAACCATTAAAAAGGTCGTTTTATTGTACCTAATTATACCATTTTTAGGAGGTGATGCCAATATCCTTTCTCCTCGATCTCGTCCAAAAGTCAAAAAAGAAAGGATTTAAGAATGAAATACAATAAAACAAAATACCCAAACATATTTTGGTACATTACTTTGAAAGGTAAGCGATACCATATCCGTAGAGGCTATTACTTGAACGGAGAAAAAAAGGAGGCCACTGAAAGTGGCATAAAAACGATACAAGAAGCTCGTTTGTTGCTAGCTGAAATTGAGCGAAAAATAGAAAACAATGAATTTGCTTATAATAAAAATTTGACTGTTGATGAATACTGGGATATATACGTTGATAATAGATTAAAAGCTGGAGTGTGGTCTCCTGACACATACGTTGAGCGCACTAATATCTTTAAAAATCACATCAGCCCAAAGTTTGGCAATAAAAAAATGAATGCTATAAACCGTATAGAATACGAAAACTACATTAACAATCTGCTCAATACCAACTCAAGAAGTACAGTAAAGCACATATATGATGTTTTTAGTATTATGTTAAATCATGCTGTCAAAAATAAAATGCTAGACGATAATATCATCAAATTTATTGACATTGGCGATAGCGAAATAAAACCTATCAACAAACGTAGATCAATGCAAGAATTTAAAGCTTGGGATAAAGTTGCCAGAAAAATGCTTGATGATTATGACTACGCAATGGTTAGGATAACATATCTTGGATTGCGTAGAAGCGAGGTAGCTGGCATAAAATTAGGGAATATAACTTTTAATGATAAAGATTGTGCGGTCGTAAAGATAGACGAATCAAGGACAAGAGGTAGAAAAGATGGCGGAGGCCTAAAGACAGCTTATTCGGAACGATATGTGTATTTAGATTTTGAGACATCACAACTGCTAAAAAAAGCTATTGATACTTCTATCAAAATAGCCGTGTGCAACGATCGCATCTTAAATAAGGCTGATTTCCTATTTTTAGGAGACGACGAAAAAGTAAAGCCATCTTTTGTAGGAAAACCAATCGGTAGCCATTACATCTACTGCTTATTTAAAAAAATTAATAAAAATTGCGACGTTCATTTTACTCCGCACATGATGAGGCACTTTTTTGCTACACAGGGCCAAATAGCCGGTGTCCCAATCGAGCATATGGCAGCGGCTTTAGGTCATTCAAATAATTACATGACTAGCCAATACACCCACATAAAAGACGAGGTAGGGGAAAATGTCACAGCAGCTTTTATGGGCAGCATAAAATAAAAATTCCCCGACATAGTCCCCGACAAAATATTACTTTTTATGATTTTTGTTACTTTTTATGGCTAAACAAAAAAACTAAAACGCTGTAATATCAATGTTTTAAAACAATTTGCTTGTATATAAATTTTAAAATACTATAATCAAAGTATGAAAATCACTAAAATTGAAAAGAAAAAACGCCTCTACCTTATCGAATTGGATAATGACGATTCCCTTTATGTAACAGAAGACACTATTGTTCGGTTTATGTTGAGTAAAGATAAAGTCCTTGACAATGATCAGCTTGAAGACATGAAACATTTTGCCCAACTGTCCTACGGCAAAAATTTAGCCCTTTATTTTCTTTCCTTTCAACAACGCAGCAACAAGCAAGTTGCTGATTACCTGCGCAAGCATGAGATTGAAGAACACATTATTGCTGACATCATCACTCAACTCCAAGAAGAACAATGGATAGACGACACCAAATTGGCTGATACCTACATTCGCCAAAATCAGTTAAATGGTGATAAAGGTCCCCAAGTCTTAAAACAAAAATTATTACAAAAAGGCATTGCAAGTCATGACATTGATCCTATCTTATCTCAAACTGACTTTAGCCAACTCGCTCAAAAAGTAAGCCAAAAACTCTTTGACAAATATCAAGAAAAATTGCCACCAAAAGCCTTGAAAGATAAAATCACCCAAGCATTACTGACCAAAGGCTTTTCATACGATCTAGCTAAACATAGCCTCAATCACCTTAATTTTGACCAAAATAATCAAGAAATAGAAGATCTTCTTGACAAAGAATTAGACAAACAATATCGTAAACTCAGTCGCAAATATGATGGTTATACCTTAAAGCAAAAGCTCTATCAGGCTCTCTACCGAAAAGGCTACAACAGCGACGATATTAATTGCAAGTTAAGAAATTATTTATAGACTGACAAAAGAAGTGATTTTTTCACACATTTATGATAGACTATAGTGGATAAGTTTAATTGTAGAAAGTTGGTAAGGCATGAAATTACCTAAAGAAGGCGACTTTATTACAATTCAAAGTTATAAGCATGATGGTAGTTTGCACCGTACTTGGCGCGATACTATGGTACTAAAAACAACTGAAAATGCCCTCATTGGAGTTAATGATCACACTCTTGTCACAGAAAGTGACGGTAGACGATGGGTGACCCGCGAACCTGCAATCGTTTACTTTCATAAAAAATACTGGTTTAACATTATAGCCATGATTCGAGATAATGGCGTTTCTTATTACTGTAACTTAGCTAGTCCATACATGATGGACACTGAGGCCCTCAAATACATTGATTACGATTTAGATGTCAAAGTCTTTGCGGATGGTGAAAAGAGATTACTTGATGTTGATGAATACGGGATTCATAAAAAAGAGATGCAGTATTCAGCCGATATGGACTTTATCCTAAAAGAAAATGTCAAAATATTGGTTGATTGGATTAATCATGAAAAAGGACCATTTTCCAAGGCCTATATCACTATTTGGTACAAACGTTATCTTGAACTGAAGAATCGTTAAGAGTTGTCCAGCACTCCCAAGGAGTGCTCAGAACGCAGACAAACTCAGTTTTAGGCTCAAAAAGCATGAACAGCTCTGCTGATTTGACATCCAATTTCCTATTTCTGCGTGTGGAGTGAGCCAAAACAGATGTTTTTCGTTGTGGTAAAAGTGGCGTCAATGTTAGTGTTGACGCCACTTGGTATTTTTGAGCCTAGGATCTCAAAAATAAGGCATGGAATTCCAAAGGAAGTCGCTGCCTTAAGCACTACCTAAGGAAAGTATCAAAAAATACTAAGTTTAGTAGCGAGGAAATCTCCGACGAAAGAGAGTACTCACTACTTTTTCTTTGCGTTAAAGTAGAAGTGTCTTGTTAAGTCGCAAAGTCTTTTGGCACTTGATGTTGTAATCAAAACTGACAAGTCACCTCTTTTAGGTAGAATTTTATCAAAGTATGTAGGACGCTTGACGTCGTGTATTGAAAATGAAACCACTAAAATAAGGAATCATTCAAGACAAAACGATACCATCGGCCTCAATCGTCTTCTTAGAAACTTGAAAACCTTCCATAACCCTGAGATTATCCTTAAAGCGATTAATGTCTATTCTCATCGTCTTCAGGTTTTTTCGCAGATAATGGCTACGCTTATACTCGGTTTAATCCTTTAAAAGCTAAGAAGCAATTGAATAGCCTGCACGTTCGTAAATCAGGCAAAATTGACACTGAAACACTAGCTCAATCTCAATTTGTACTAAATCGTAAACCAACTCATGTCCAAGAAGAAGTCTAATAAAATCTGACAGAAGATATTGTGGGAGTTAAGAATCGTCTGCATAAGCTTTTCCAAGTCACCTTTTGTCTTACTATAACTGCTAAAATTACCATTAAAACCACATTAAGATCTCCATACCATCCATTACTATCCATTAATTAAACAATTTCTTTTATAATGGGATTTGTAATATGTGCATACAACCTACAACAACACATGACTTGAAAACATTGTAACGTGTCTTTTAAACCTCAATCTGCAATTAAAAAGAAACAATAAAAAGCTTAAATTTGTTGTATAACAAATTTAAGCTTTTTATCATTAAAATACAATCAACTAAGTTAGTTCGATTACTTTAACTAAAGTTACTAAATAGCTATAGTCCGTACGGGATTCGAACCCGTGTTACCGCCGTGAAAAGGCGGTGTCTTAACCCCTTGACCAACGGACCATAATAATATAATTATAGATAATGGGCACGAGTGGACTCGAACCACCGACCTCACGCTTATCAGGCGTGCGCTCTAACCACCTGAGCTACGCGCCCAAGCTAATAGCTTGGAAAAATTATTACTATTGGTATGCCGGCTACATGACTTGAACACGCGACCCTCTGATTACAAATCAGATGCTCTACCAACTGAGCTAAGCCGGCTAATCTTTTATGCGGGTTAAG